ACTCTGGACCGTAAACTTCAGTGACACGCCCTCGTGGGAGACCACCAACACCAAGCGCTAAGTCTAGGGCGATTGATCCTGTTGAAATAGTCTCTACCTCCATTGAGGCGTTGTCACCGAGGCGCATGATTGCGCCTTCCCCAAACTGTTTTTCAATCTGGCCCAGTGCGTCTTCAAGAAGTTTAGATTTGTCCATAAGCGTATTGTACGCTTTCGCTGGTCTTGAGTCAAGGGTGCTGGTACGATATTTGTATGAGTAAACGTGGTCCGAAGCGGATGGTAACTCAAGCTGTTCGTTTGGGTGAGTATGGGAAAACTAAGTGGCACATCGAACTTGACTGTGGGCATTCTGTGGAAAGTTCCCGGAAGCCCAAGATCAATGAAGATCGTCTGTGCTGTAAAACATGTGGTGATCCGCCTGCGCCGCTGACTCTTATGGAGGTACTGTCTGATGACAGGGAAGAGCGTGACTTTTTCGATCCTTACGAGCCTATGGATGAATTAAAGACCAAAGCCACACTTGCGTCTAAGGTTGGAGTCCCCTTGGATCAAGTGGAGATCGTCAACGGGACTGCTACTATCTTTTTAGATGCTCAGCAAGTGAAGAGGTTGAAGTCCTCTTAATGTGTTCGGCGTTTACTTGCAGTTAATAAAGTTTTCTCGGTGTCTACGATAGTGCATTAGTGGTTCGTATATGTGGGATACGGTTGCTCCGAGTTCGCACATTCCATCCCATAGCGCCCAGTCCTCACATGCGGCGTTACCAACTGCGTGGACAGAATGACGCTTGTAGCCTACTGCTTGCCCAAGAGCGGTTCTGTACATCATTGAGCCATGATGACCATCCCACCGCCAGTATACGTCGCCATGTCTAATTACGTCTGGAAGGTTGGCGTCTCGGTGTCCCATTTTGTGCTCGCCCGTCACCATCATGTAGTACGTAACAATGTCGGTGTCTTGTTCTAGCAGGGTTTCTACAGCGTCTGATCGGAGCCAGTTGTCGGCCCCCAAGAACATTGTGTACTCTGTGTCTACTTTCATGAGCATGTCTTGAAAATTGTCTACTGTTCCTAAGTTTTCAGGGCGCAGGGTGTATTCAACTTCCGGGTAAATGTTAGGTAGATGCCCACAATCCCCCGCAGCGTCGTCTACAAAAAGAATCTTTTCGGGCTGAACAGTTTGAGATAGTAAACTCTCAATGCAGTGAGCCGCTAGGTGCCCGTAGTGATATGACGCAACTACAACAGTTAGCATTATGGTATCCTTTCAGGGTCGATGTGTGTCACGACTTGTCCATTAATAAGGTAGTCAGGGTAGTCTATCACACTTTGTGCTTTGCAGAAACCGTTCATGTATGTCATTCTTGGGCTGTCGGAAACGTTGGCTTCACTGCCATGCACAATTTTTACCGACCATATTAAGACATCACCTTTGTTTGCGGTGTACTTGGTTCCAGCTAGATTTCCTCGCTCAAACGTTCTCAAGTCTGATGGTGCATCAAACTTTGACCAGAGATGTGATTCCTCTATAAACTCTACTGCGCCGTTGTCTTCCGTTATATCGTCTACAGCGATGATAGTTTGTAAATAATCAGTTTCAACGGTCTGAGCAAACTGTGAACTTTCTCGGAAGATGGTGTCTCTGTGCCACGCAAACGTGTCCATGTCTCCGGCTTCTCTAAAATACACTTGGTTATTAATTTGCTTAACATTGTTACCTAACAGTTCCTTGACTATTGAAATAATTCTAGTGTCAGTACGGATATTGTTTAAGTATGGGTTTGCTAGCGCAGGGAAAAAGATCAAAGACTTTTTATTGTAAGCCTGCTCGCTTGGGACATGGGGGTAGCCGGATAGTTTTATTTCGTCGTCTGAAACACAGTAAGCCGCCTGCTTGATAGAGTCGCACTCAGCAGTGGTAAATACGGCAGGGATTCTAACAATCCCTTTTTGCTGCAACTCGGTAAGCCTAGGTGAATGGTACATAGTCGCTATAAATCTTGTATTGGGCGTCGTGCGCAAACTCGTTCCTGACACCTTGCGTGGCAGAGTAGGCTTTTTCGTATCCTGCTTGTTTTACTAGCTCTACAACCCGGTCGTCGTAGTTACCATAGGGGTAACGTAAGTATTTTGTTTGGAACGGCGAGGTAATTTCTTGAATAACTTCTCTATCAGAAAGAGTGGTAAGGTCTCGGTGCGACCACGTGTGCCAACCAATCTCAAATTCGTACAAGCCACATAATTGCTTCACTTCGGGAAGCGTACAGTAGGCTTCTAATTTTGGGACATGCTCTAAATCAAACTGGTTGTTACCGCCCATGAAATTCCCCATGACAAACATAATTCCAGATTTATGTTCCAGAATGTCTTGATTCTCGTAAACGTTTCGATACACTCCGTCAAAACCGATAGGTTCCTGACACGCCAAGATAGCTTCTCGGGTGTGATAATTAGAGTGGGCCTCATTGCCAATGTTATGCGCTAGTCTCATTTGTACTCCCATACTTTCATCACGTGCTCGTACTCTCTGTAAAGAATTTCGTACTCTACGACAAGCCTGCCGTAGTTGTATGGTTTCAACCAATCTTTAATCCCTGCAACGAACACTAGGGTGTTGTGGGATTCGGAGGATGCGCTTCTGATCAGACTGTCGATGGCTTTATGATCGTATTGCGTATACAAAACACCTGTTGCTAGGACGAGATCGTAGGCAACGTCTACACTCGTAACCCGGTCTACTCCTTCTGGTAGTCTGGATGCAGCGTTATCGCTTAATTCAAAGGCGTGGCGTTCTGTGGCAGGCAAATCTTTTGTTATCCATCCCTCCCCGGCCCCTATGTCTAGTGCTCGGCTGAACAGTGGCCCAACATCTTCAAGCACTGCTAGATAGAAATTTTTCCGATACGTGTCGTCAGGGTGTGTTTCGTATCCCCAAGGGTCTTCTCTGTCGTACCACTCTTCAAGTTCGTCTGGTGTTTGCATAATCCTAGTCTACCGGTTTGTGTGTTTAGATATAGAACACCTACCCTATCGTGTGGAGGTTGACGCCGCCCCACGATAGCCTTAGGCCATCCCCGTAATGTATTATTAGTCCTGTTCACATCATGGACCCCAAACATCGCCTATTTTTTCAGCGATGCCCACTCTCCCTAGATATGGCTCTAGTAGCCCGTGTGCCGGAACTGCGTGGGCGCTTGCTTGTTCCGAATCTGTATCTCAAGTCTTGATGCTCTCCGTGCAGTGACTGGCATTCCGTCAAGAATGGTGTTCCAGTGTATCGTGCGATCCAAATCTTTACTCTGTGATACAGACGTGCCCGTCTTATCAGTAGTTAACCAGTTGCGTAACGAGTGTTACCCTCCGGTCCTTCAGTGAACGTTTATGTCATCGGGATTCCCCGGTTTCGGTCTTCTGGCAGATTTCTCCTTTGTAGGTGTGCTGATAGGGTAGTCGTCTGCGCTGTTGCTGTCAAGCGTCGGTTTTGGGTTGATACCTTGACACTGTGTTTATATAATATGAGCGTGATGAAGGATTTAGTATGTTAAACGTCAAAGCGCCCGATTGGTTTAAGGAGACTCCTTGTGTCGGAGAGAACAGGTTGTTCTTTTCCTCTAAGCCCACGTTACGTAGAGAGGCTATTTCTATGTGCGATAAAGTTTGTGGTGTTCGGGAACAGTGTTTACAGTTTGCATTAGACAATCAGTTAACAATTGGAGTTTGGGGAGGTCGAACGGGTCCTGATCTAGTTCGTTTGCTAGAGGGGTCTGACGATGTTCAGCGGGTATGATGACTTTGATCCCGATGTGTTAGCGGTTTTAAAACGTGGTAATATCAAGATTACGTTTGTTAATGCACCGAAGACAGGTATTGACGGTAAAGACTTCTCTGTTATTTCTTGGACTACGGATCATCTGACTATTGCTATTTCGGACCAGTATCTTAATAATGAAATAGATGAGTTTGTCGCTAGCGGTGTTTCTAAAATACTGGGGAGTGAAGCTTCTGATGATGAAATGCAAGAGGCCGTCAAAGATAACGCTATCCGGCTGTTTTCGGAGAAGCTGACGATGGTGTCGGAAGAGGCGATTTCGTCGGTTCAGAATCCTTTAGAGTTCAGTGTTGATTATGCCTTAGAACAACTGCTGATTGAACCAGAATCATAGCCTTGACCTGCGGTGTTAAATCGTGTAAACTAACCGTAGTTACTATTTATTAAGGAGATCAAATGTCAGATTTATCTGAACTTATGTTAACACTGCACGAGGTTCAGTCTTTGTTACGCACCCTTGAGGGTAGTATCATGAAACTCAGCGAGGACATTGAATCCGCTGACACCACTGACTTATTACAGTTCGCTACTGACCTGCACGCTGTTAAGTCGTTTGTTACCCTGCTGTTCAACGAGTTGCAGTCCAACGTTACGGAGCATGTTGGTAACCTGGCGATCCCCGTTGACGTAGATGGTGCAACGGTTGAGATTAAGTCGGGGTCACCTCGGAAGACGTGGGACCACAAGTCACTTATTGATGATGTTAGTAAGCGGCTTGTGGACAGTAGTGTCGATTTAACGACAGGCGAAGTTGTTAAGACTCCCACGGATATGATTCGTGAGGCGCTAGAGTTTGCAGGTATTTCTTATTGGAAGGTATCCAAGTTAAAGGAGCTTCACTTGGATGCTGATGATTATTGTGAAGTTGGCGAAGCCAAGAAGAGTCTAGTTATTAGGAGAAACAAATGACATTATTTGAACAGCTATCAGAGCCTTTTGATCCTGCGGTTGAGCGGCAATTGAAGAAGGGTGGGGCTAGTCTTACTTATATTCCCGTAAGCGAGGTTATTACTCGTTTGAATAGGGTTCTAGGTGTAGACATGTGGTCCTACGAGATTGTTTCGTGTGAGCGTGATAGTCTTGATCCCGATTTTATTGTTGCCCACGTTCGTCTTAGCGCTACGTTTGTTCCTACGAACGAAGCACCTACCCTAACCATCGTCAAGGACGGTATTGGTGGACAGAAGATTAAGCGTACTAAAGCTGGCGATATTCTTGATCTTGGTGATGAGATGAAGGGTGCTGTTTCAGATGCCTTGAAGAAGGCGGCGCAGCACTTTGGTGTCGGCTTGTATCTGGCTCGTTCTGAAGAGTCCATGAGTCTAGAGCATGAGCAGGACACAGCCGATCAGCCTATCTCACCGGAGCACTTTGAAAAACTCCGAGAAGTTCTAAACAATCAGGAGGATAATGTGATTGAGGCGTCTCGTGCGCATTGGGTGGAGGTTTCAGGAGGAGTTGAGTTCGCTAATGAACACGTGACTCGTGACTTGCTTAAGGAGATGTTGACCTTTGTTAAGTCGGTAGCAGCGCAGGACAAAGCTGATGACACAGAAGCAGAACTAGAAGCCGATGCAGGATAGCTTTGACTTGGGGCCACTCAAGTACGACTACCCAAAGTACATGTCCCCTAGTTCTATCAGCACGTTCCAGCAGTGCCCTTTGAAGTTCAAGTTTTACAAACTGGATAGGTTACCTACAGAGTCAACTGAAGCGCAACACTTGGGTTCGTTTGTTCACGAGGTGCTTGAAGAACTTTTTACTTATCCACGGGAAGAGAGAACAGAATCCACTGCTCGCAAGTTAGCCCGTGAGCAGTGGGACAACAAGTGGTCAGCAGAGTTTCATGCGCTTACAGAAAAGTGTGATGAAAACGAGTTCCGCTGGAAGGCGTGGTGGTGTATTGAGAACTATTTCGGTATGGAAGACCCTACGTCGTTTGATGCCGAAGGTATTGAAGCAAAGATGGACGGAGACATCGACGGAGTACCATTGTTCGGAATCATTGACCGCTACACAATTGAAAACGGAAAGCTAGTCATCTCTGATTACAAGACTGGCAAAAAGCCTCGCAAGCAGTACGAGTGGGAAAAGAAGATGCAGATTACTATCTACAGCATTCTTCTTAAGGCACAGACCGGGCTGGAAGTTGAGCGTGCAGAGTTGCTGTACGTTAAGTCGGGCAAGTTCGCACGTTACGATGTGGACGAGGAGCTTGAAAACGCTGTACGGGTAGAGGTCCGTAAAACGTGGGATCAAGTTAAGACGATGTGCGACTCTGGCGAGTTTGAAACTCGGACTGGTCCGCTTTGCAACTGGTGCGACTATCAGTCAATTTGTCCTGAATTTGGTGGGGGCTGATCTATGTCGCAGATGCATAACTTTGCAATTATCGTATCCGAGGATATCAAAAACAATGCTTCACAGCATGATAGGGATTTTATTCGCCTGCCTGAAAATCTTTCAATGTGGAAGGACTGCTTGTTAGAAATCATCAGTACTGTTTCAGAAAAGATTAACGAACTGGAAAGAGACATCAAGTCTTTGCGTTCCTCGTATCCAGATTTCGTTACTGATCCGGCTGCTAGTATGGAGGATCAAAAAACTAAGTCAGAGCGGTTCAGGTTCTATGCTGAAAAGCGGTTGGCAGAAGTAGACCGCTTGACGGCTCTGGGCCAGCCTGCTGACCCCTCTCTTTCGTTAGCCACGTTCTTACGAGATGCTATTTTGGCACATAAGCAACGACTTGAGACTAACGACTTGTCTACTTCAGAAGCCGACGACTGTCTGTATGCTGCGCTTGATGGAGAGTGGAAGTTCTAATGAAAATCGGATTCGCTTCTAATGACTGGTCCCGGTCTATGGTCACTCGTGATCAGACGCCGGTCATGGGCGGGTCAGGGCACATTCGGATTGGGCAGTACATTTTACCTTTGCGTAAAAAGGGCATTGAGGTTGCTGTGGGGATTCTGGCACACAACTCTATGACTGGAACGTTTGGGATTCATTCCTTTGATGCTTCTGGCGATCACTTTGATTGTGATGTGATTGTGATGCAGCGGTACATGCACAAGCAGGTTTTGCCTGATATGAAAAGGGCGCAGGATGCGGGTCAGATTATTATCAATGATGTTGACGACTGGTATTGGGGTTTAAGCGAAAAGAATGCAGCGTTTGCTGCGTCTAATCCTAAGTTGAATCCTGACGAAAACATTGAGTGGTACAAAACTATTTTACAAGAGTCTGATGCTATTTTTGCGTCTACTCCTTTTCTTGAGAAAAAGTTATTGGACTGGAATGACAATGTGTGGCTTCATACAAACTATGTCACTACTGCACAGTATAAGGATGTTCCTCCGTTTGAGTCACCGAACCCTCATAAACTGGTTGTAGGTTGGATGGGTTCGACTGCCCACAGAAGTGGTGACTTAGAGATACTTAAACCGTATAGTGATCATATAACTAAGTTTGCGACCTTTCATCACACGGGTGATATCAAAATTCCTAATGTTCCCCGCTTCAATAGGGAAATTGGTGTGAGCGCTGGTATTGTTTCAACAGCGCCATTTCTACCACCGTATCAGTTGCAGGATGGATTTTTATTTCAAGTTGGGATTGTCCCACTTACAGATATCCCGTTCAATCACGCCAAGTCCTATATTAAGGGGCTGGAGTACGCCGCAGCGGGTATTCCATTTGTGTGTTCTTACTCGCCACAGTACAAAGAGTTGACTTCAGAGCATGGGATAGGGTTGATGGTCAATGATCCGTCAGAGTACCCTGAGATGCTTGAGCGGTTCCGGGACGACGACTACCGCAAAGAGACTTCTAAAGATATCCGCAAAAGGGTAAAGAAGTTTGATATTAATGTTGGGGCGGAACACTTGTACAAAAAGATTCTGAAGATTCACAAGAACCATTGGCGTCATGAAAAGGGGTAAACCGCTTCGGCGCACTCCCCTCAAGCGAGGAGACAGTCAGTTGAAGCGCTCTCCTTTGAATAACCGTTCAAAGAAAATGAGCGATAAGTATGTGGAGCGTCGGTCACTAGTTAAAGAGTTATTGAGCGAGCAACCTTACTGTGAGGCGTGTTTAATCTTTGCAGTAAAAGATGGTAAGCCGGGGGTGGTGGGAGTCAATCATTCTATGGACATCCACGAGTTAATTAATCGTTCTCAAGGTGGAAGCATTCTACAGCGCACCAACCTACTAGCCGTGTGTCGGCTTTGTCATACTAGAATAACAGTTAGCCCCAAAGAGGCTGAGCTACTTGGCCTACATTTAGAAAGCTGGTGCAATACTGATCAGCACTTTCATGAAGCGAAAAGAGTGAGAAATGAATGGAAAAACGGAACTGCTACAAAACCTTATTGGTTCAGCGACTGAAACACATCCAGACTTATTAAATGATATTAACTTGTTGTCAGGCGGCTTTGCTGACAAGGACTTACCTTGGCTTGATAGAGAAAGCGTTGGCGACTCACTTTTAAGTCAGGTAGCGGAGACTTGGCGTACTGATGGAGTTTTGGTGTTGGAATCATTCATGCCTGATGATATTATCGACACGTACAAAGAGGCATGGGTTCAACATAACCGTATCAACTATGACAGGCCAATGGGCTATCCAGGGGAGTGTGCATACTATCAAGTCCCCAGCCTAATGGAGTTGGCTACTTACAAGCCACTTCACGACGTTCTAGAACAACTGATCGGTGACCCAATGGGGATTCATTTGAATCTTACCGGGTGGAAGTCTACTACTCGCAACTGGCATCAAGACGGATACCTGAACCCGGATTCTAACAACGATCATTATCTTGCAGTATGGGTTGCATTGGATGACATTCATGAAGACTCTGGTCCTTTTGAGTTTGTACGGGGCAGTCATGTGTTACCACGCATCACGCAAGAAGGGGCGAAGCAGAGAATTCCGGTTAGTTTACGTGACGATCCAGCGTGGCCGAGGTATTCAGAAGAGTTCCTTACTCCTATGTTTGAAGATATTCTGACTCGTGGTGAGTTAGAGAAAGAAAAGTTTATTGCTAGCAAGGGTGACGTTCTTATTTGGCACTCTCGTTTAATGCATCGTGGTACTGTTCCTAATAATCCTGATCTTTGGCGGGAGGCTGTCATTTTGCATTATTCTGGGATTTCTCATCGTCCAGATATGCCTGAGGCTGAACAGCATAACGACGGAGGCTGGTTCTTTCCCATTTATCAGGACATTGACTTTTAATGCCTGCGGACTATGGTAAGAGCGCAAAGGCAAAAGCTACTAAGCTGCATAGCCTGTATGTGCGTACTAGGGACAACTTTACTTGTCGTTGGTGTGGTGTTACTAAGGAGAGTGGAAAGCAGATTCAGTGCGCTCATATTATTTCTCGTAGTATTTCTGCGACTAGGACTGATGAGAGAAACGCCTTGGCGCTGTGCGCTTCGTGCCACTGGGCGCAGTCGAAGAATCCACTAGTTTGGGCACGGTGGTTGGAAAAAGAATTGGGGCGTAAGTTTTTAGACGAGTTACTTGAGCGAGGTGTTCCGGGTGTTAAGGTTGACTGGAATGATGAAGTTGACCGATTGAAAATCGCCCTTGACGCTTTGCCATATAGTCAGTAGACTACCCTTATGGATACTGTACGCAACAGGCCAATTACACCTGTAGAAGTGGAGAGCGAGTTATTGCGCTTGACAAGTGAAATTGAGTATGAGACAGAAGCGTTTGAAGTTCTAGCCAAGGACCACGCCCAGAAAGAGGCGGCATACAAGAAGCAATGGTTTAAAGAATACCTTGCGGCGGAAGGTGCAGTCAAACAGAAAGAAAGTTGGGCGGGGTACAAGACCAGTGAGCTATATTATGACGCAATGGTGGCCGAAGCACTCGTTAAGGCTAAACGAGAAAAGTTGCATTCACTACGTACTGCTTGTGATTCTCTACGCACGATTGCGGCAAACGTTAGATCACAGGCTAAGTTCTGAAGATGAGCGGCATAGTTCCTGACGGTAAGAAATACTTGAATGTGGGGTGTGGTACACACTACATTGATGGATGGGTAAACACCGATGTGTGGGAGGACCACGAGTCTAAGCACCAAACTACCCCTGATGTGCTGGTGGATATGGACGAGCCGTACCCTATGGAGGACGACACATTCGACGCCATCTACTTGGGTCACGTCTTAGAGCATATTCCGTGGCCGAAAGTAGGAGTGTTTCTTAATGACATGAAGCGCATTGCTAAGAACGGTGCCCCCATCTTCGCTGTAGGTCCTGACGTTCACAAGACTATTAAGCGCTGGGCACAGAATCAAGAGCCTTGGGATATGGTTGTTTCGACTATGGAGCATCAAGACATAGATTCTCAGATTCGCCACATGTCTCCTGACGGAAAGTTTCTAACGAAGTCACCTCCTGAGTGGTGGGACGGGGCAGCGCACCATTGGAATTGTTACGAAGAGCGTTTAGAGAATGTTATGCGTACACATTTCTCTAACGTGGAAGTGTATTCTAAGTACGTCGAACAAGGGTTACCCGGCAATCGGGTGAACTGGTACGATGATAGAACAAATATTCGTTGGCCTGTCGTGGGCTACTGGTGGTGGCAGTGTGCCGTTATGGGGTATGTAGAAAAATGATTCACAATATTACTGAAAACATTCAGGGACTTGCTGTAGACATCGAGTTACTTATTCCCTTGGAAAACAATGCAAGGCGAGGAGATGTAGACGCAATTATGGCGTCGTACTCTAAGTTCGGGCAGGTAAAACCTATTGTGGCTGTTACGGGTGACAACGGTGAACTTACGGTGATTGCGGGCAACCACCAACTAGAGGCAGCAAAGCGATTAGGCTGGCAACAGATTGCGGTGTCTGTTGTTGATATGTCAACAACAGATGCGTTGGCGTTTGCTCTGGCAGATAACCGGATTTCAGAGTTGGGTGTAACAGACAATGACTTGCTCTACGAAATGCTAACAGATGCTATCGGTGATCATGAAGACTTTTTTGAAGTTCTAGGATGGGACGACTTTTCAGTTGCTGCTATTGAAAACAGTGTAATTGCTGATCAGCTTGGAGAAGTGACCGATCCGAATGGGGGTTGGACTCCGCCCGAGATTGTTATTAATGATATTACTTCTACAGAACCAGTTCAGACTCCGACGAGTGTTGACCGTCCTGCGTCCGACCCGACTGTTTTAACTCCAACTGCATCGACAGAGAGCATTGTCACACAGGGCAGCACTGTCACAGGTAGTTCAGGTACAACGAACGCTGCCATTCAGTTCACTCTCGTGTTTGAGAATGCTGATCAGCAGTCAAAGTGGTATTCATTTTTACGGTGGTTAAAAGATCAGCCTGCATACGACGGTGACACCACTTCAGAGCGTCTTCTAGACTTTATTGCTCAACACTCCCCACGAGGCTGATATGGCACGGCGGCGCATGTTTCTAGACATCAATTGTGTTGAGGCTGCGAGAGAGCGTATGCGCCATGTCTATGACACATTTGATACAGTCTGCGTTCAGTTCAGTGGGGGCAAGGATTCTACTGCATGTTTGTATCTTGCAAAAGAGATTCATGAAGAACGTGGGCTTGGGCCAGTTAAAGTAATCTTCCGGGATGAAGAAATGCTTTCTCCTGCGGTAGAGGACTACGTGAAGCGTGTCAGCAACTACGACTGGGTTGACATGGAGTGGTATTGTTTACCGCAAGGTCAAGAGTTGTGGGTGTTGGGGCGCAGACAATATGTATTGTTGTGGTCAAAGAAGCGAGAGCGTAGTGGGCGGTTGTTCAGACCTTTTCCTGAAGGGTCACTTAGGGCAGAGCACTTTGGGTTAAACCCTGAGAAGGCAATTCCCCGCAAGATTGACGAGTATACCATGCACGGTAAGAAAGGACGAACGGCATTCATCACTGGAATCCGGGCTAATGAGTCTATGATCCGCTACCGGACAGTGACACAGAAGTTGAATGAAAACTATATCAATCGGCCTTTCAAACTTTCCAAGGCCATCCCAATGCGGTTCGCTAAGGTAATCTATGACTGGACATCTGACGATGTTCTGAAGTTCATCCACGAAGAGCATGACGGGGAGTACTGCGACTACTACGATTACGCAGCGATGAGTGGGGCTAATCAGCGGGTCGGTATTCCTCTTCATTCAGTTGCTGCTCGCCGTCTGTCGGATGTTTTGCGTACTGAGCCTGATTTCTATGATGAACTGTATAGATGCTTCCCTAGTATTGAGGCACAGCGTCAGTTGTGGGCAGAGTACGATATTGAAGCGGCTATCGACTTTTACGCTTCCGAAGGCTGGAAGGGCGTCAAGCACTGCGTTGATGATAATGTGTTAACACCAGGGCTTCATAGGGCTGCACTGGTGTATGCGAACAACTTTAAGAAGAAGCACGCCACAGATTCATACGGGTATCCAGTAGATCATTTGATCAGAACTTTGCTTTTAAACTCTTTCATGGGTTCCCCTAGTCCGGTTGGACCTAAAACAAAGGCGCACAATAAACGTGTTGCGCTATTAGACGAAGAGACTCAGCAGTTAATGGATGCGGACAGTCTTGACATTCAAGACGACACTCGGTAGAGTAACGGTAATGGATTATTGTAAAACCTCTGAGTTATCCCCTGCGAAGTGGTCGTCTGCGTGTTACATTGTTAAACCCGACTACAAGCGGCTGTTATCGTCTATAGACACATACGGCATTCTTAGTCCGATTGTAATTCAGAAAAATGGTACAATCATTGACGGGTACCATCGCTGGATTATTGCAAATGAGTTGAAGATTAAAAAGGTTCCTGTTGCTGTTGTAAATTGCGACGACGTGGAAGCTGTACTGCTACACATTGACATGAATAGATACCGTGGCATTGTTGTTGCTAAGTACCTCTCTAGGTTGATGCAGCGAATTATGCAGTCACAGCGGTACACCGAAGAAGAATTACGCACCAGGCTAGGCATGACCTACGATGAGTTTGATGTCTTGCTGGATGGCACACTGATCAAGATGCGTAAAATTAAACAGCATACGTATTCTCCGGCGTGGGTTCCTATTGAATCTAAAAACGGAGAAGACCTTCACATCGAACGACCCACGGGTCATTCCGAGCAAGCTTAGGAGACCGACATGGAAATGAATGCATATCAAGCGGCAGCAAGGGAAACAGCAGTGTTCCCCCCGGACCAGGGTATTGTGTATACTGCTTTGGGTCTAGCTAGCGAAGCGGGCGAAGTAGCCGACAAAGTTAAAAAGGCAATCCGAGATAATGATAGTGTTTTCTCTGAAGAGGTTCAGGGTAGCATCATGAAAGAACTGGGTGATGTGCTGTGGTACGTTTCTGGCCTTGCTTGGGAGCTTGGGTATACTCTGGATCAGGTAGCCGAGGCTAATATCGCAAAGTTGTCTAGCAGATATGACCGGGGTAAGATTGGTGGATCGGGAGATGACCGATAAGGCATGGTCCACCCTTGTAACTGGTAGGGCAGCGGGCGACGGTACATACGAAGTTGACGATATCTTACGGAAGGGGTTAGCCGACTACTTAGTAGTCACTAACCCTATTTTCGTGTATGACCGCTTTCAGGATACTTATGTACAAATCCCCAATCGCTTTGCTACTGGACGTGAAGTAGCGTGTGGTGAAACCTGCCGTTTAGACAGTTGGGAAGTTGTTAAAGACCGTTACGAGGTTGAGCAAAACCGTAAGATTTTGTCTCGGGCTATTTCCTTAGTCAACAAGTATGGTGACGCCGCTAAGTTGATGGGCTGCGGTGTGTTAGATGGTGGCCGTAAGTTTTTTGCGGTGGTACACACCGGGTCACTATCTATTACCACAGCTAGCAGTGAGACAGACGTAGTTGATTCATACGTGGTCGTCATGTCATCCCACGATGGCAGTATTCCAATCTGTTACTACAATCTTGACACCCGGCGCAACACTCATAGTGTCTACAGATTTAACGCCTCTAAAGAGTGCGAGTTCAGTGTGCGTAAGCGCCATACGCCTAGTGAAGCCGACTTAGACGGCGAAGCTAAAGAGGTATTGAACATGCGTGCTTCGTGGTCGCAGCATGTTGTGAACACTATTAGTAATATGTCTGTTCCAGTTTCAGAGACCTATATTGAAACCGCACTGGAAACCGTGTGGCCTCTTCAGACTGCAAATACAGAGAAGAAGCGGGAACACATCGAGTCAGTACACAGTAGGGTCAAAACGCTTTACTCGTCTTCGCACAACAGTGGTTCTTATGGGCCTAGTAAGTGGGCTTTATTTAACGCCATGACTGAGTATATTGATTTCCATAGAAACATCCCAGACAGGGAAGCGGCACAGCACGCCTTAGAGATTGACAACTTCAGTCATCGCCTAAAACTGGAGGTGCATAAGTGCTTGAGTTCCTAAGTGACGACTTTGCTTTAATTTATAATTTCTCGCCAGACTGTGAAAGCCTTTTGCATATGGTTCAAAATCCTCGTGACGGTGAGATTATGGAGATGCCTGACCGGTGCTACAATTTTTTTACTCGGCATCTTATCAATGGCGGCAGTGCTGATAGCGTGGAAGACCAGATCATCTTGACTTATTCGCAGTCTATAGCTGATGCGTTAAAAGAAGCGTTTGACTTTGATGCTGTAGTGAATAGCTCACTACCTGCTGTGATCTATCCTGAGGGATGTGATATGGGTTTACATGATGACTTGTATCATAACTCGGATGATCCTGAAAAGCGAGAAAACGTTCATGTATTTAGTTCGGTGCATTACTTGAACAGCGGCTACGACGGGGGAGAGTTAGTTTTCCCAGACATGGATATTGTCATTACCCCTGAGCAAAACCTATTGCTATTGTTTGCATGTCACTACAAGCACATGGGCAACCCGGCAACAAACGGCATCAAAATGTCGTCCACTAAATTTTGGAGAGATAAAAATGCAGAATCAGCAGTTTAGCCCTAGCGAGCAAGAGAACTTTGTTATCGCAGTGACCCAACTAAAGAAGGGTGGTCATTATGTTGAACTAGGTGCTTTTAATTCCCACGAGGGTAGTAACACCCGTATTCTTGAAGAGGATTTCAATTGGAACGGTGTGTCGTTTGAAATTGACTCTGAGCGTAAGGCGCAGTTTGTTTCCAATAGGAAGAACCCTTGTTTTGGTGATGCGCTGAGCTTTGACTATACAGAGTATTTCAAGGCGCAGGAGTGGCCTAAGCAGATTGACTTTCTGCAAGTTGATATTGACAACGGGTATGATCAAGCTATGCGGCCTGAGGGAAGTCCGTACACTTCTTTGCTTGGGCTGATCTCTTTACCTCTTACTGTTTATCGGTTTTCGGTTATCACGTTTGAGCATGATGCTAACATGTACTTTCGGAACGAATCTATTCGTGATGCACAACGAGAGATTCTAGACGCCTTAGGCTACACACTAGTGGTCAGGACTATACATGAAGACTGGTGGGTCGATCCTACTGTTATTGAGCCAGACACCTACCGGCAACAGTTGAGGTGGGAAGTTCTTTAGATGATGATTTCAATCTTACGTCGGATACCCATACCTAATCCGGCGCATAGGTTGAAGGCGTGGGTGGCGGCGTCAACTTGATCGTCGTGGACTCGTGCTTCGGGAAAGGACGACATTTCATCAATGAAGTCTGTGGTCCAGTCGCCTCGTACTAGCCGCACGTTTCCGTTAGCTACAGCCGCTGCAAATGGCTTTGCTCTCGTTACTTTGTCACCTGTGGCTCGTTGCCCTGAGAAGGTGTAACCGGGTAGGACGTACCGAGCGTATTGGTCCACTAAGTTTTTACCTGCTGATCCCGGTTCTTGCTCCATCTGGATTGTTATTTCGGGTCCGTCCTCTTCAGCAGTTTCTTTAATAAACTTTTCAACCTTCTCGCCTTTCGCACGAATGCGGCGTACATCTAGGATGTAAAAGACACCGTTATCAAATGCTCCGAGGCATCCAACGGTCCAGTCAGGGTCAGGATTAGAGCTAGACGGTTCGGTTCCGGCCAAGTCCCAGAAGCGTACTACAGTTGTGTCTTTACTTAAGTCAGGCATTTCGCTTGGCTCAATAATCTCAAAGCTACTACGATCAAACATTGATCCTAGTGTCGTTGCCCACCAGTCACCAAACTCTAGACGCTTTCGTTCGATGGGGTCTAGCTCTGCGAGCATGGTACGGTAGGAATCTGGGTCAATTCCGGGGTTGTCAGTCAGCATTGAGGGAATAAAGATACGCCCCTTGGTTTTACCTTCAACTAGGAAACGTTGACGGACCCAGTTAGGTGCAGGGTTAGTTGCACAGCGCATTCTGAGAGGGACCGAAGCTAGTGGGCCACTTGCAGGGCGGCGCAAACGTGAGAACATGTACCGATAATCTGCTTCTCTAATTTCGGTAACCTCATCCATTCCGATGAACTGAAACTCTGAACCCTTGTACCGCAAATAGTCGTTGACGTTATTTAGGTAACCGAATGTTATTCGTGCCCCATTGGGAAACGTTGCAGTGTAAGCATTTGCGTTCCAGTGTACATCGTCAAACTGCATAATCCATTCTCTGAAACGGTCCATTAGAGCGCCAGGTAGGGCAAGGTCAGCGTATGTACGCCTAAACAAAATAGCACTGTAGTTTGGAATGTCCACGTATTGTAGAGCGGCCATAATCAGTGCTGAGGATTTGCCTCCACCTGCGGCTCCACCAAACATTACTTCTTGTCCTTCTGATCGGAGAAAAACTTTTTGCGTTAGCGATGGTTCTTCAACCCAGTAATCAGATCGCTTTGGTTCCAAGTATGCTTTGATTTTTTCCCAGTCGGGAGTCTCTGTGGACATATCTGCTTGTCTCCTAGACAAATAAACGGTACAGTATACTTATGAAGAATCTTCTAAATCGTTCTGGCGCTGCTCATATCATGATGGGCGCTGGTATAGTATTAATAGGCTTTGGTATTAGTATACTCAGTTTGGGGTGGGGTCTGGCAAGCGCTGGCTTTGCTTGTGGAATTTACGGCTATCTCTTAGGGGCTGAATAATGGCGTGGAACTCAAGTTCAAATAAATCTCTTCAAGACGCAATCTCGGGGCAGCAAAAGGCTGCTTCTGTTTCTGTAGGCGCACCAGTCTCGTACAGCCCGTCGTTGACCGGTAATGATCGTGGGTATCACGATGGTTGGGATATCACTAAGGCTTATAAAGAGGGTGTGGCTAAGGTTACTTGGGTGTTCCGCTGTATTGATGTTATTTCATCGAACCAGGCACGTCTACCTATGATGTTCCGTAAAGACAACAATCCGTTTGGTGAGGTTGTCGGGGATCACTCTATGTTGAAATTGTTCAACAACACTGCAAATGACGGAGAGAATGCGTTTGCCTTCAGGTATCGTTTATCTGCGCAGTTGCTGATTAGTAGCCGTGGTGTCTTTGTTGAGATTGTTAGGGGACGTGGCGGTAAGCCTATTGCGTTACACCTGCTACCCCCACAGAACACTTCGCCTATTCCCGATGTAAACAAGTTTGTGAAGGGGTTTGAGGTTAAGATCAGTGCGATGGAAAAGCGTACTATTAAACCTGAGAACGTTATTTGGATTCGCCGCCCGCATCCACTAGACCCTTATCTGTCTATGACTCCGATGGAGGCAGCAGGTGTTGCTATTGAGTTAGAGAACTTGGCTAAGATTTATAACCGCAACTTCCTGATTAACGATGGACGACCGGGTGGGCTGTTGGTTCTCCGTAGCGAGATTGCTGACGAAGATAAAGAGGAACTTCGTTCCCGGTTCCGTGGTAATATTGGCCGTGCAGGATCGGTTGGTGTCATCTCATCGGATGACGGTGCCGATTTCGTAGACACTGCTGCCAGTCCACGAGATGCCGCTTACGTACAGATGCGTACTATTACAAAAGAAGAGATTCTTGCTGCGTTTGGTGTGCCTGAGTCTATCATTGGTAACTCGTCTGGTCGGACTTTCTCTAACGCTATGGAGGAAGGTAAGGTTTTCTGGATGGAAACCATGTCTCCGCACCTTGACTTGATTGCTCGTTCCTTTGATAAGATTGACGATTCTTTCTTTGTGGATTTTGATGTGAACAACGTTCCCATTCTTGTCCTCGCTAAGCAAGAGCGTGAGCGTCACCATCTTACAGAGTTTCAGACTGGCTTGATTAGTGCCAATGAATACCGTGAATCATCCGGCAGGAAAAAGGTTGTTTCCGACATTGCGGACTCTCTTCTTTCTAACCCGAACCAGACCCCAATTGCAAATACCGAAAAGCCCATGAATGATCAGGGTAATGTCGAAGAGGGTGTGCCGCTAGATGTTCAGGCACAGAATGCGCAGCAGTCAGTGGTCACAGAGTTTAGCCCAGAAGAGGGCGGCTTTGTTGAAGCCGGTACTGTAACAGGTACTGAAAATATTGAAGCTCCTGCATCCCAAGTTCCAAGCGAATTAGAGGGCGATGAAGCGGAGGGTAAGAAGAGTGTCCCTTTTCAGCAGGTCTAAAGTTTGGTGACCTAGGTAGATACACAACTTGGGAAGAAAAAGCTCTATATAGGATTGAGTCGTTAGAAGATCAACTGTCTAAGCAGTTAGACGCTATTATTGACGCTCAAGAGCAGACAGTTCTTGATGCCATTAGCACACAGGCCACATCGGCTTTACTGACATTAGGGGAAGACGCCAACTTCGCTTCAATTGTCCCTATGTCGGCTTTAGCTGTAAGTACCATCCCTCTCACAGACTCAATGAAAGACATTTACCAGCAGGCAATTTCTGACAATATAGAAGAAGGTTATGGGGAATCTGTAACCGCAGAGCAGGCAGATGCCGCAATCTCTGAGCACCTAGCTACGGTAAACAATTTCAACTCCACGACACAGGACCAAGTTGAAGTTTCCTTGGCCTCTGCATCGTTAGGGCGTGACAAGGACGGTAATGATCTAAACATTACTTTCAAGATTATTTTGGCTACGGTGCTTGTTAAAGCAGTTTTCAATAAATTGCGGAGTAATCGCAAGTCTATGATTGTAGACTCGGCTGTTCTTGGCCCATATAATCAGGGACTGTATGATTCTGCTGCTAATGCTGATATTGGTCTGAATAAAGAGTGGATTTCGTTGAAGGACGAGAGCGTGCGGATCAGTCACCGACAATTACACGGCGATAAAGTCCCTGTTAGTAGTGCCTTTTATGTGGATGGTACTCCGATCAGATTCCCGAAAGACCCTTTGGCCCCTCCGGGATTGACAATTAATTGCCGTTGCGTATTAAAGTTTACGAGATAATATATAAAACCTTCGCACACTTTTATATAAATGCTCTCTAATGGTTCAGTTACAGAGTGTACTATATGAGTGTCGCAGTATTCTTAAGGAGAGTCATGACCAATTTAATTGAGCAGTCAGATGTTGCTGAGAACACTGACCCCGATTTTGATTTTAAGTCAATTTCCGGCCAAATCGGCATTGACAAAGCACAGGGCGTTGTCGAAGCGTTTGTGTCTGGTATCGGAAACAAAGATTCAGTCGGTGACGTGGTGGTTTCCGGTGCGTTTAATGGCTCCCTTAAACGACGTAAGCCTCGTGTTGTGTGGGGCCACGATTGGAACCAGCCTA